CGCGCGCCTCGGCGCGTTCCTCGGTCATGGGTTTTACTCCATCAGCTCAGGATGATCTTTGGATCGAGATAATATGTCGTGCTCGGCTTCGCGGCCCGCACCCGCGCGTGCAAATAACCGACCATGCTTGGCTGCGGCGAAGACAGCGTGGCGACGAGCTTGAACGGTGACCAGCCGGCACCCGACCCGCCGCCGTTCCAGGTTGAGCCGTCCGAAGCGACCGCCGCGTTGGCGGCCAGTAGGCTCGCCTTGGTCGTAGTGACAATCGTACCGATTGGAAACGACGACGAGCCGAGATATTCGACCTCCAGCCAAATGTCGTCGTTGTTCGGGAGCGCGCCTGCGTTGATGGTGCCATAGACCGTGACCGTGACGTTGGCTCCGGTGGTCGGATTCCAGATCGCATAAGGCTCGGCTTTGAACGGCCGCAGCCATTGCGAATTGGCGGTTGTGACGATCTTGCGGGACTGCGCCTGCCCGGTCGGATCGCTCGCGCCGCCGGCGCGGGTAATCGAGGTCTCGGTCGTCTCTGTGCCTTCGATAACATAGCGTGCGGACTTGTAGCCCGTCGCTCCGCTATCGGAACGTACCGACTGAATTGTTTGCCCGGAATTTATAGGTGTAGGAAACGTCATGGAAGCATTGAGCTTGCAATCCTTGACCACAAAATTGCCAGTCGCATTTGTGGCTGCAACAGAAAGAATGCTAGTCGAAATCTGGCTTAGATCGAGTGCTTCAAGAATGACGTTGCTTAAGCGACTAGCAACAGAATTTCCTAGTAGATTAGTCGGCACAGTAGAACCGCTCACCAATACAGGTGCGGTGTTCTGCCAAGTGAATCCGGTGTCGCCAATGTCGATATATTGCTGAGCCGCAGCAAAACTGACTTGGCAATTATTCCAGACGACAGTACCGGCGTTCAATGCATTCAAGACTATCTGCGACGCAACGCCGGTGGTTGCTAATTTGAACGTGCACCGTTCATAAGTATGAAAGGCACCGGCGGGGGTAAGCACTACGTTTGCAGCACCCGATTGGCCAACACCGGAAATGAATGACAGCCCGTAAATATAAATCGCGCCGCTGCCGGGATTGAAAGTAATGTTCGCCGCTGCCGTTGTCGAAATTGTCGCCGAGGTCGCCAAATCCGCCCCAGTTGGCGGGTAACTTCCAGAATGATTGTGACAAACGATCTTACTTGTCGTCGTTTGACCTATCGCAGGATTGATCAGCATTGCTGTCGTCTGCGACTCGGCGTGGTTGTCTCCAACATAGATCGAGTTGCCGGCCGCGAACCAGTTTGTGGTGGCGGCGTTGAGGAGGCGGGCGTGCGGCGCCTGACCACCGGTGAAGTTGCCGACTGCGCCCAACGAGGTCCAGACCGCCGTCCCACCGCTTTCCGAAGTCGTCACGCCTGCCGTATTGCTGAACGCCGGTTCGGCAGCTCCCATCGTCCCGGCCGTCGTGCAAATCTGGTAACTCGCGCCGGAATTTCGTTGAATGATCGCGCCCAGAGTGGGAGCGCCGATCGCCTTGGCTGCCGTCCAGTTCACTGTATTGGTCAGATCGCCATTGACGGCGGATGCACCCGTGCATTCCATCCAAGTAACAGTGCCGTCGGTGGTCTTGGCGCCGCGCGTCAGAACCCAGGTAGGCTCGCTGGAGCCGGTCGTACCGGCAACGATGCAAACAAACACCCGTTCGCTTCCGACCGCAGGCGCGGTGAGTTGCCGACGCAGCGCGCCAGCCGCAATTGCGGTAGTAGCGGCCCACTTCGCAACTGCATAATAGCCGGTGGTCGATTGATCCCCGGCGTTGCAGTACCAGGTGAGATCGAAATAGGCCATGACTTAACTTTCGATGTAGATCACGGTCGGTTGCGGTGTCGTCGGCATGATTGGGCCATCAAGCGCGAGCACACCGTAAAAAGCCGCGCCAGCCGCCGTGGAAGCATCGACCAAAGCTGCGGCGCTCGCGACCTCAACCACCGCAGCCGCGATTGCACGAGGCGACGAAGACGTATCGGCCGCAGATGCCGCCTCAAAAATCGAGACCCTGTAGATGAGCCCCGCATTGACTGTGGCGGCAGCGCTCGCCGCCTCGCTGATGATCTGCCCGAGGAATGCATCGACGTGCTCGCCCACCGAGGCCGGATCATCGACCAGGGTAGCGAACACAACATTCCCGGTCCCAGGCGTGTCCAGTGCGGCAGCGGTCTCGGTGATCCCGGCCGGGATCGCCGCGCGCCGGGCCAGTTGGCTAACGTTACAGACCAGCATTTAGCCTTGCTCGCCGTCTTGCTCGCCGTGAAGACTCGGGTCTGGCGTGTACGCCTCAATACTGCCTGTCGGCTCGAATTGTCCCAATGGGATTTGGTTGCCATCCTCATCGACGCCGCTGGAGCCGGTATTGAGCCCTTTAATCCAGTTGCCGCTTTCATGCAGCATAATGTCCGGCTTCTTACCCAAGAGTATTTCCGCTGGCGCCCTTGGATCGTCTTTCGTTCCATCCGGCCCGACCGGTTTGCCGTCCGCATCGATGAAAGCGCGCCGGTTCGCTGCGCTGCCGGTGTTGAGCATCACTCCAGTCCACATCTGGAATTCAGCCAGCTCGACGCGGTAGATATCATCAACAAACTCTGTGTTCCCTGGGAGCCCCATTGACCCATCTGGAACTGTCAAAGTGCCGCTATAAGACGGTATTGGGCCGTCCGGATGCGGAGGCACCCCAGGTTCAAACGGCGCGACAGATTGGATTGAGTTTGCGACGCTCGAGCAATCTGAACTGACAACCGCATTCTGATCGTCGTATCCAAAAATAGTGTCTCCGGTCAGATCGGTCCCGACCATATTGACGTCGTCAAGCGCCATGTAAAGATGCGCCACGCTGGCGAAGTGATCGTTGATATCTTCCGATACATCCTCATCCCATCCCCAGCCGTGGGAATCCATGGAGCTGCTGAAATCAACGGAAATCAGCGCGTGGTGCCACACGTCCGCAGAAATAACCGGCCCCGCAGCGCAAAGAATCGTCACGGTGTCCGCTTCGAATGAAACACCGCTGACAGTCCCTTTCTGATTGGATGCAAAATTCACGATTAAAGTAGCCGTGCTGGCATCATTTGCGCAGTCCAACCCGATGTAAGTGGGCGCGGTGCCATCTGATCCTCGCTCGCCCATGACCATAAGCGTCAAGGTTCCATTAAGAGGGTCAGATTGAAATGCTTCTTGGCTGTAGGCTTCATGTGCAGCGACCATCGATGCCTGCGGCACCCGGAACCACAACGAGATGACCGCCTGGCCGAAACCAGGAATCGGTAAAGTTAGAAGGCTCATGCACGTTTGCCCGGTCTGCGCGTTAACCGCAGTGCCGTTGGAGGAGGCTTCGGCGCATCCTGTGCCTTATCGCCAAACTCAACGGCCAGACCGCCCCAATGCACGTTGACGATGCGCGTCAGCACGTCCGGCGAGTATACGTCATCCGACATGTCAGATGTCCGTGCGCAGGAACGGCAACGTCACCGACAACCCGGCTGGCGCGGCATTGTTCGACGAAGTAACCCGCAGCGCATAACTGTCACCTTCGGCAAGGTCAACAGTGGCCGGTATGTTGAACGTCCCGACTTGACCGCCGCCGGCGTCGAGCGTGCCGCCAGCCGCGAACGTGATGGTGCCGATTTCGGCCCGGTTCTTCTGGATCGATATGACTATGTTGGTGCCGGCGCCAATGCCGACATCGAGATAGGCGTAGGCATGCGCGTTGCCGCTCACCAATTGCATCGTTCGATTGGCAACGGCTTGAAACAGCGCCTCGCCGACTGCTCGCTGGATGGTGCCGGGCACGAAGATCGCGGCATCATAATTCACGTCATAGATCGGCATCCAGAACGAATAGAGCGGATGCCCGGTGCCATCCGTCGCATTCGGATCGAAAGCCGCCGGCAATGGCGGCGTCGTGTGGCTGATGAGCACCTGAAACATGCCGAGGCCGCGAACCGAAACCATCTGGCCGAGCGTGTAAGGCGTGCCGTTGGTCCATTGCCCTACATAGGTGATGACGGCGACCGGGAGCGGAATGATCTGCG